CGCACCGTTTTATGCAGTTACACGGTGGCACTATAGGTGCAATGGAAAGCAAGCAGAGATGGTGTTGGAGTGACCACACACGTTCATATTGCCTCTCTTCACAGTGGGAAGAAATTGAGGGCGGGGACGCACCAACCTACCAGGCACCAAGACCGCCGCGTGAGGTGGTTAAAGCTGCAACACCAGCACCCTCACCCACACCCAAGGCTGAGGCTACCACGCCTACTGTAGTTTCTGAATCTTCAACGGCAAGTGGTACAACTACAATGCCAAACACAGATGAAACACCGCATTCAGATGATTCGTTTTGCTGGTGTTCAGCACCTCAACTTGACATTGGGCCCGACACAGTGCCAACGAAGATTCAGCAAATGCGTGATTTGTGGCAATTCATATATGACAATGGAGGACGGTTACCACAATCGACATTGGTGTCAACAGCATTTAAGCGATGTAAGGAATTGTTCGGCAAGAAGCCATCGCCCGTGTTCGGAGTCACAGCGCACTACCGCATGGGTGTGTTGGGCGTGGGAACACGCATATTGGACACCAGATTCATGACACCACCCCCGGACATTGACATGGTACCTGTCGCACTGGAAACAGCACAAGCTGTTGGGCCGGTAACACATTCAGTGACCGTACACAATGCCCAGGACAAGATGTCGGTTATGGCAGATTTGGAAGGTAGGTCAACTGTTAAGAGATCAGTATTCCCAGACCCAGACGGGACTTTTCCATTTCTCTTTTTCAATAAGTCTTCTCGGGCTGCAACACGATTGAACAAGTTTTGGAGGAAGTTCTTTCAAATGGGTCTGACAAACAAACGTATGGACAACGCCTACCACAAACTGTATGCGCACAAAACATTCAAGGAGATTGTCATGAGCAAGTTCACGCAGGAGGAGATCGAAGCCATACAACTTGAATTACAAACAATTATAAAAGCCGAACAATTGGGGACGCGTAAGGCTAATGGTAAGTTGGAAGGGATATTAAAATCTGGAAAACCAGGCCGCCTTGTAGTCGATAACACATTGCTGTTATTAGCACTTAACATTATCGCTTGCGGGATATTGCAACACATTATCTTCGATCACGAAGATGGAATATTTTACAACATGTCCATCAAGCACCGAGC